AATATTCCTGGATAATTTGATATTGAGTTTATTTTCAAAGATAAAGAGAATAAGTTTATTGCAAAAATATCAACATGCGTCCTTGAGAACATCGATGTAAACTATTCATCTGCTGGTCCGTTTGCTACTTTCGATGATGGTGCGCCAGTCGAGATTAACTTACAGTTAAGATTTAGAGAAGTCGACACTCTCACCAGAGAACTGTTCGAAGAAGGCGCGGACGATGAGGCAACGTTCTAATGAAATACTTTTCAAACTTTCCATCAATCAGCTATTCATTAGATGACAATGATCTTGAATTCAAACTCATAAAAAATCCTCTAACGAGGGTTAGATTCGTTCGAGAGATTTTACAGAACGTTAAAATATTTTATGAGTATGATTTCTCAGATTCAGACAGTCCAGAAATTATTGCACATAAACTTTATGAAGATCCAAATAGATATTGGATGGTGATGTTTTCAAACGATTTAATCGATCCATACTATGATGTCCCACTTAAAGATGCTGATTTGGATTCTTTACTTGTACATAAATATGGGTCAGTCGCTAATGCGCAATCGCAAATTCACCATTACGAAAGAAGAACAAACATTGTAACAAATAAAGATGGTAATATAAGCGAAAACGAATATGTTATTGAACTCCAACAATATTCTTATGACTTTGATACTGGATTGGTGATTGAAAACACATTACCAACTATATCTAATCCAGTATCAATAAGCTCAGAATCAACTGAAGTTGCAAATGATGGTGTTATAATTACAAAGACCGTTAAAGATTATGCAATTAGTAACTACGATTATGAGTTAAATTTGAATGAAGACAAAAGAAAAATCAAATTGGTCAGATCAGAATTAGTTTCAGAAATAGAAACGCAGTTTAAATCATTATTGAATAGATGAAACAAGAACTATTACAAAGTAGCAATTTTGAGATTAAAAATCTATCGCTATACACTAGCGATGGAAACAAAATTGATCTTCGCGCATTGGCGTTGGAAATTGATATCTTCGAGGATATCTTTTCGCCTTGCATGACGTGTACAATCAGAATCAGTGACGGTAATGATTTAATCTCAATATTTAAGTTTCATGGAAACGAATACCTTGAACTTGAGATAGATAAACCCACTCTTGACGATCCAATCAAGAAAGTGTTTCGATTGTACAAAATTTCCGACATGAGTTTCGTTGACTTTATTCCTTGCCAATGCAGTAACGCTTGGATTGTTCAGATCACGTTCTTTTGGATATGTTTCTGGTGTTTCTTCTGTTACTTTTGATCCAAATGTGGATGGTGGAACTGTAACCCTTCTAGATCCTTTACCTTCGAATTACGTAATACTTTTGAGACTTGCACCTGATGAGCCAATACTTGATTTCACTTTCAGGAATCAAACAAACTACACCTTGAAAGCTATTGAAAACGCTTTTGGATGGGTTATGGGGGCAATTCAAAGACTGACAGACAACTCTAAAAGATCGGTAAGATTGCCTGAACAATTGAGAGTTTCAAACTTTGACACTGTTTTACCTGATGTAACTGCAGGAGCTGGTAAATTCATAGGAATCAATGATAATGGTGACGGTTTAGAACTGAAATCAGCTGATGCAGCTGCAGGATTATCAGACAAAGAAGACAGAGCGTCCCAAGTATTTTCTGATCTGGCAGTAACTGTAGATCCTACAACAAATATCAGAAATTACATATCTGACGTAATTGACACAAGTACCTTCACTCTACCTGATCCTGCAACTATTGACCTCGGTAGATCTTTTGTTTTTTACAATTTTACAGGTGGGTTTTCTGAAATATTCTATCATGACTCGACCACAACTGATTGGGGTGCAAGTAACGGTTATCCAGTGAGCTTTAAATATGTAAACCCTACATACAGCATACCTTCAGAAGCTTGGAGCATTGAGGTACCATACACTCAAAGTGTTAGTAGTGATGTAACCCTTAGTATATCCAATGCTCTTGCTGCGGCAACACCGCCGGCCAATAAAAATATAGGATATGATACAGATAATTAAAACAATCAAGGTGAAAGCCGACTACGACATCGTCAGGGATTTTGATAGTGTTGAAGATTTATTAAACGAACTAAAACAATATGGTTATGAAGGTGATTATGATGAAGACAGCCAAGAGTTTAATGACGCATTAAATGAATACTTTGATGAACCATTACACACCAAAGCAACGGCTAATTCTAACAACCAACATTACATAGATAATATTGAAATTGATACTAAAAACTTTTCAACCTATTATACCTTCTAACTATGGCACAAAGTAAAGAAAGACAAATCGCATCACAAAGTTCTATGAAGTTGGTTCTTGATTGGGCTACTTCTTGTGATAAGTGTTTAACTATGAAGGAACTTGTGGGAATGTCCGTAGTCCTTGTAGATTATGTAGAAAACGGATACAGCGCAGAGTTGGGTAAAAGATTGGAAACAATCCAAGACCATATAGACAACAAAGGATTACCAAAGAAATAATTGTGATGCTTCTATAGTGAAAGACCCTGACCTTATGGTTGGGGTTTTTTTATATGTATCTTTTTACAACATAAACTATATTTATAGTATTCTGGGGAATTATCCCATTTTTCGTATGGAAGTAAAAGTATCAACATTATACTTGGATATAGACAAGGCAGTCAAGGAAGGTAAAAGACACATATTCCTTCGTGGCTCGTCAAGAAGCGGTAAGACATATCAAACCATATCCTACTTGATTTTATACATTCTACAGAACCCTAACACCACAATTACGATAGTTAGGGACACACTTGTAGCAATCCGTAATTCTGTTCTATTGGACTTTCAGGAAGTAATGAACCAAATGGGATTATACAACCCCGAGCAGTTCAACAAAAGTGAAGTCATCTACAGGTTTGATAATGGTAGTATGGTTAGGTTCTTGGGAGCAGATGATGGTTCAGGAAAACTTCGTGGTATGAAACAAGACATCGTATTCATCAACGAAATTACATCAGTCAGTCAAGATGCGTTTATTCAGTTAGACATTAGAACCAGTAGGTTCATCATCGCAGATTACAACCCATCGGCTAGTGAAGATTGGTATGTTTATGAATTGGAAGAAAGACCTGAAAACCAACTAATCATTTCAACCTACAAACAGAACCCCTTTTTAGATGACCGAATTGTAAAATCTATTGAAGGGTTGAAAGACATAGACCCCGAAATGTATGAAGTTTTCCATAGTGATACAAAGGTAGGGATAAGAAATGAAACCACCAAATTATTTTTGATAATATTTGATACTTTGTTTTTGTAGTTGGATAGACCATTCTATCGCCTGAAGAACGATGTATATTCTATCTTTCCTTCTTTGGTGTCCTGATTTTCTTTGTCTTGGTATTTTCATCTTATGCGTTTTTATATTCGTTGATGTATCTTTGTTTAACCAGTTTCTTTAATCGTTTCTGTTCGTCTGTTGGTTCTAATTCAGGACAACGCTTCTTTACCACACTAATCGCAGCTGCTAATGAATGTGATGATGGTATTTTTCTAGTCAATATATTTAAGAAAAAGTCATCAAGGTTCGTAATACCTTCTACTTCACATAATACTTTACACACTTCTACCCATAACAAATCATTTGATGCCAGGGTTTCTGGCTTATTCCTGTAAGCCAGTTCTACTAATTCATCTACTTTCATATATTTACCTTTCTAATAAAATTGTTGTGTTCGTCCTTGAATATTTCATAATCAGGTTCAGTTGTGAATATCCTTGAAGGTTCGTGGAATAGTTCATCACCTATGTAATGTAAAATGATGAATAACCTACCTTCTGTCGTTTCTACGGGATTTATTTGTGATGAATAACGATTACCCCTAACTATTGTAATTGTCTTCGTATATCGTTTAATTTGGTCTTTCATACTAAATGACCTTTCTTCATCATTCCATCGTTTTCCATTTCTAATCATTTGTATCAAAGTTCTTGATACACCATACATTTCTGCTATGTCCCCATCACACAACATCGTTGTTGCGAATAGTCGTTTGATTTCTTGAACCTGTTGGTCTTGTAGTTTGTGTGCGCCTATCATATTGTTTCCTTTCTTTCTATTGGGGGTTTTTCATCTTTACAATCACAATCGTTTAATCCGTATTCAATATCATCAACCCACTTATTTACATCACCCACAATTTTGATGATTGTGTGGTATTCCAATACCCCTTTAATTCGTAGGTCTTTTCGTTTCCATTATAGTTGATTTTGATTTTAACCTTATCACTACTGAAACGAACTTCATAAGTGTATTCAGCCCATACACCTTCATTCATCAATTTCTTTTCACTTAAAGTAATATCCCAAAATAGAACTTCACATTCGGTCATACCTTCATCTGTGGTCTGTCTTGAAAATGGTTTCTTCTTATCCCCGAACATCACACCATACTTACCATCGTTGATGAACTGGTTGATTGTGTCGTAAATGGATTTCTTATCCACATCATACTTTAGGTTCTTCAGGAAGTAGGGGAATATAGATGTTGTATTCACACCCCCATCGTGTTTAACCCACGAACCAATAACGAACTTGTTGTCGTTGTAAATCTTGAAAATTGCTTTTGTTCCCATACTAATAAATATACCAAAATTATTTATGTTGTAAAATTATTATTTTAAGAAAAGATTTGACTGATTTTGATATGTTCTTGTAGTTTCTTTTGACTGCTTGTAGTTTTAATCGCTTGGGTTTTATTATCAGTATCAATATAACCCATTACTTTACCATTTTGATAAAGTGTAGTAGTGTAAAAACCCCATCTGTTTTTTTCAATCTTGAAAGTAATTTTTGTTTGTCCGTTTTCCATACAACAAATATACGGCGATTTATACCACACCGCCAAACATAGCACAAAAAAAAGGAAAGTTTTTTAAGCTTTCCTTTTATCTACCCCCCAACGATGTCTTGGATATGGCAGTATCTTACAGAACAATAGGTTCGTCAGGGCTAGTATCTTGGTAATTAGGTGGTAATATAACACGGACTTCAATTTTGTCTAACCCTGTGTGGTTCAATTCTATAGATTGTTTCACTTTGTATTCAGGGTGTCTGTGTTTTAAGAAGAACTGAAGTAGGTTTGGATTGTCCTTGATTGATTTTTTTAACAGCTCTTCAGCCTGTTCTAATTCAATTTGGAAATATTCTTCAATCTTTTCCTTGAAGGTTTCATCATACTTCTTCCATCTGTAATAACTTTGTTCGCTACACCCACATTCTTTCGTTGCGGATTTTACGGACTTACCTTCGGCTAATCGCAATATAATACATTCTTGTTTTTGAGCTGTTGAATGGGTATTCTTCGGCTCCCTTGAAAAGATGTATCCCCTTTTCTTTTTAGGTTGCTTTGGCTCTTCCATACATTTCAATTCTTTCTTCCATCGTTGATGGTCTTACTTCTAATTTGGTGAATATAAATTGGTCTATTAAACGCAATTCACTATTGGCGATATAACCCCAACCACGACTTGCGATACGAGCTTCTACCTTCTGTAATGGGGTATTTTTACACGAACACACTTCCTTTACCCTTTCTTAAATCTTCCAATCTTTTATTCGTTTCCCAAAACACTTCAGTAAAGTAATAACATAACTCAAAGTTGTCGTTTTCTGTGTGATACTTGATTTGTTCTTCTATTGAAGCCAAAGTGTTATTTAGAAGTTGTGATGGTAATATGTCGTTCATCTGTGCGGTCATTAGGATTTGTTGAAATAATACATCAACACCTAATTCTATAACCTTCTTCCTTTCTTCTATTGAAAGGTTAAAGAACTCTTCCACTTCTACATCGTTGTAATCAATTATCATAGTGCGTTTCTTTTTAATTCAGGGTTCATATCACTTCTAAAAGAATATAACTCCTTTTCCAATTTTTCAATATGGGATTGGTATTTTTCTAATTGTGATTTTAATTCTTTAACTTCAGCCTTCAAGTCATTTATTGCCGAAGTATAAACAGATATTACTTCTTTAACATTTTCAATTTCCAATCTGTTTGCTTCTGCCTTGGTTTTTCTATTACCAACGATGTATCCTACTATCGTTGAAAGAAAACCAATTATACCAGTCGTTATTACTTCATTCATAAACTATAAATATTAGTTGTCCGTGTTTTTTATTGGTAAATTATGTCGTTCGTGAAATTGTATCCATACAGGAACTTCACTTGAAGTATCATAACCGATGTTTCTTAAAATGACTTGTAGTTCCTTTTTCATATTTTCCTTTTGGGTTCTTTGTCCTTTTGATGCTATACAATTCTTACACATCAAGCAATTACCATACGCATCTATGTAATCCACACAACCCCTAAACTTTGATTTAGGGAGCCATCTTTCACAATACCTACATTCGTATTCCCATTCACCCAATTCATCAACACGCTTCCTTCTAATCAGTAATTCGTCATTATCATTTAGTTCCATCTTCGTTGAATTAAATAAGGGGGGTTGAATAGTTAGGACAAACGAATAAGAATAGCATATGGGAAACACTATTAGAAAGCAAACCCCCCTT